TGAAATAGATCCTAACGTTACTAATGTTTGGACTGAGGTTGACCTCGCTGCATAGATAAGGTAAAATTGACAATTATTAGGAGATAAAAATTATGACATCGGCTTACTCTACAGATTTAAAACTCGAACTAATGGTCACTGGCGAAAATGCTGGTACATGGGGTGATAACACAAATAACAACTTAAACTTAATTCAACAAGCAATTGCAGGATATGAACAAGTAACACTTTCAAGTGGTGGTACTCTTGCTTTAGTAATGACTGATAAAGCAATTTCTAATGCTAGAAATATGGTTATTAAATTTGCAACTGCTTCAATAGCTTCAAGCACAATCTGTACGATTCCAGATTCAATAGAAAAATTTTATATTTTTGATGCAACAGGATTAACTAACCCAACAAACCTGACAATTAAAACTGCATCAGGCACAGGGTTTACTTTAGATCAATCAAAAATTTATGCAGCATATTCTGATGGAACAAACTTAAAAGAAATTTCACTAGACACTTTAGGTGGATCAATTGGGACTGCTGGTATTGCAGATGATGCAGTAACAAATGCTAAAATTGCAGATGATGCAATTAGAGCTGCACAAATTTCTAATAACGCAGTTGTGACTGCGGGAATTTTAAATGCAAATGTAACTACAGATAAAATTGCAGATGACGCAGTAACTGCTGCTAAACTTGCAGACACTTCTGTCACTGCAGCATCATACACAACTGCAAACATCACTGTCGATGCACAAGGAAGATTAACTGCAGCATCAAGTGGTACAGGTGGAGATGGTGCTTACGTTTTACATATGTCTGAGGTAGGACCAAATAGTGGTAACATAACTGCAAACCCAGCTGCAAATAATTTTTATGCATACCTAACGGGTGCTGGCGGTGGTGCTGGCGGATATTCAAATCAAGCTCCTGGAAGACATGGAGGAGCTGGTGGTAGTGGTGGAATAGGATTTTTTTCTGGCCCAGTTACTGGCGGAGCTGCCGTTGCTTACTCTTTAGGAGCTGGTGGTACAAAAGGTTCTACTAGTACAGGAGGTGGTGACGGAAACGCGGGAGCAGCATCTACTGTTTCAAACTTTACTGCAAATGGCGGTGGAGGAGGAGCACGAGGAGGACCTGCCTTTCAACCAAACAGAGCAAACCCGGGTGCTTACGGATCAGCCCCTGGTGGAGTTCTTTTACTAGATAAATCAATATTTGCAGGATCAGCTGGCTTAGGCCCTGGTACTACTTTTGATGGATCACCAAGTGGTGGCCCAGTGTCAACTCCTGGTGAAGCAGGTGGAGCTGGTGGAATAATTTATTTTGATGATGGGAACGCATAATGGCATACGCAATTACATTAAATAATACTTTATTAAGCAAACGAAACTGAAAAAAATGAGTTAACTGCTTTAAATACAACTCATTCAGTAGTGGATATTAGTGATTCTGATTTTATAAAATTTAAAGAAAATATAGATCTATTTACTATAGATGGAAGTACGATTACATTTTCTACTAATCCAAATCCTCAAGTATATTCAGATTCAGAGGAGTTGCATCAATATTTAAAAGATATTAGAGATTCAATAAAGAAATTTATAGCAAATGCAAATGCAAATACTCAAAGTAAAACTTTGTATACTCAGTTTGTAAACTATAATAATTATTTAGATACTTTTGATACTTCAACTGTGACATACCCAATAAATACTTGGGAAAAATATTGTCAGGATAACGGGATTACTTATTTAAGTCTTTTACAACTTCCATAAATGTGTTAAACATTTTGGATGTTAGACAACATTATTACTTTTTCAGCAAGTAAAGAATTTATAAATAATAATCAAGATAATTTACCAGTCCTTATAAAAACCAATATACCAGAATGGTATAAAACACTTACGCATAGTTACGAAAACCAAACTATAAAAGGTTGTATGCCTTTTTTAGATACACTTACTTCTGGGTATCTTTTAAAAATACCAACAGATTATAAAATAAGACACAATATTGAATTTGAAGGAAAAAAAAGAGCGGGTTTTGATTCAGCTCAGCAAATGCTGAGTAGCCTTGCTGAAAGAATAAATATTAATTATAGAGGTAAGCCAGAATTTCATGCCACAGATCAACTAAAGGGAAGTCCTTTGGTAGAAAAAAATAAAAATTTAGCCTTTCATAAAATTTTAAATCCATGGATAATAACAACACCACCTGGATATTCTACTCTCTTTGTACCACCTTTAAATAATGTAGACGATCGTTTTTCAATTATTGCAGGTATAGTTGATACAGATACTTTTAAAAATGAAGTAAACTTTCCATTTGTAGTTAATGGGGATAAGTATAATGAATTAGATACACTTATTGAAAGAGGAACTCCTTATGTACAATGTATACCTTTTAAAAGAGAGCCTTGGAAAATGAAAATTAAAGTTATGGATGATAAAAAATATATGGAAGATAGATTTTTTATGCTTAAACATATATTGCATAACTACAAAAAAATATTTTGGAGAAAAAAATCATGGAAGTAAATTTTGATTTACATAAATATATTACAGTTTTTAACGATGTTGTTCCAAAAAAAACTTTAAAGGCTTTCAGAAAAATATGTGATAATTCTGATAAATTTGTAGGGGCAACAATAATAGGTGATGCCGAACCTATTCTTGATGAGAAAATAAGAAAAGTAGGTACTTGGGGTTTAAATAATATTAATACAAATTCTTACACTGAAATATTGTGGTGTAATTATTTAATAAAGCATTTAAAAACTTGCATTACTAATTATCAAGTCTTTCACGAGCTTTCAAATGATTTTGTTATAAATGATATACAAGTTTTAAAGTATGGAAAAGGAGGACACTATAAATTTCATACAGACCATAATCCAAAAATTCCAAGACAGTTCAGTTGTATATTTTTAGTTAATGATGATTACAAAGGTGGAGACTTATGTTTTAAATATCCTAAATCAGATAAACTTACAACAATTCCAAAAAAAGAAAATAGAATGATAATATGGCCTAGCAATTTATTATACCCTCATTGTGTTATGCCTGTCACTGAGGGAGAAAGATATTCGGTGGTAGCATGGGCACTATAGGAAAAGATTTTACATATAAAAAAATAACAAATTTTATTACTGAAGATGAAGTTAAATTATTAAGTAATTATTGTGAAATGAGACATAGAACAAATACTACACATTTTGACGAATCAAAAGAAATGGGAATACCAGATTCTAAATTTTATGGAGATCCAGCTATTGAGGCTTTGATGCTTAAACAATTACCGCGTATGGAAAAAGAAACGGGTATAGAACTATTACCAACTTATGCTTTTTGGAGGTGTTATACAAAATTTTCATCTTTAGCAAATCACACAGATAGGCGTTCTTGTGAGATTAGTGTAACACTTAATATTAATAATGATGGCACACCATGGCCAATTTATATAGATGGAAAACCAATACATCTAGATAAAGGTGAAGCAGCAATTTATCTTGGGAGACAATTACCTCATTATCGTGAAGAGTTTCAAGGAGACTTTTCCATACAAGCTTTCTTGCACTATGTAGACAAAAATGGTAAAAATAAAGATCGTTATTTAGACACAAGACCTTTTTGGGGTATGCCTGACGATACTGCAATAAGTTGTGAGTAAGGAGATTTATGATAATTAATCAATTAAAAGATAAAGAAGGCTCTGGCGAAATAATATTTAATGATGATGAAATTAAAATAATAAACGATAAGAAAAAAATTTTATTATCAGCTGAGGCTTTGAAACATTGTACTAATTTGTTTGTTTCATTAGCTATTGAATGTAATAAAAATTTTAATGAGGAAAAGAACCACGTAATAAGCCATATGGGTCAAAATATAGAAACTAAAGAACCTGAAGGTAATCTTTAAATTCAACACTTATTAAGGTATAATACCCTATGCCTTTAACAAATGTACAAATAAGACCAGGATTTAATAAACAAGTCACAGAAACAGGTGCGGAAGGACAGTGGACTGATGGTGACTTTGTTCGTTTTCGTTATGGTTTACCAGAGAAAATTGGTGGTTGGGAACAAATTACATCTTCTACTTTAGTAGGAGCTGTAAGAGAACAACTTGTTTGGGCTGACTTAGATGGAAGAAGATATGCTGCATTAGGCTCCAATAAAGTCTTAGTAATTTATTTTGAAGGTGCATTCTATGATATTACTCCTTTAGACACAGCAATTACTGGAGCAACTTTTACAACTGTAAATACCAACGCGACTGTAACTGTAAATAAAATTGCACACGGTCTTGAGGTTGGAGACCTATTTACATTTACTTCTGTGACCCCACCAACTGGGGCAGGTTACACAGCAGCAAATTTTACAGACAATACTTTTCAAGTAGTAACAGTTCCTAGCTTAGATACTTTCACTATAACTATGGCTACCGCAGCAGGAACTTCAGTTTCAGCATCTGGCTCAGCAGTAATTAATCCTTATGTAAAAGTTGGTCCTCTAAACCAAACCGCAGGGTATGGGTGGGGAACTGCTACGTATGGAGGAGGATCGGGTATTATTACAACTCTTAATGGTTTATTACAAGATGACGCAGCAGGGACAGGAGGGTCAGGAACATCTATAACTTTAACTTCAACAACTAGTTTTCCAACATCCGGCACTATTAAAGTTGGAACAGAATTTATTTCTTACACAGGAATTTCAACAAACGATTTAACAGGAATAACCAGAGCAGTGGCTGGAACAAGAACAGCGCATGCTAGTGGAGCTTCTGTAGAATTTTATACAGCTTGGGGACAAGCATCTCTTTCTTCAAGTGTAGTATTAGATCCTGCTTCATGGTCTTTAGATCATTTTGGAGAAAAATTAATTGCAACAGTTAAAAATGGAGTAACATATGAATGGTCTCCAATTGCTTCTGTAGCGGGAGCATTAACCACAAGAGCAACTGTTGTAAGTGGAGCTCCAACAGCATCGGTTATGTCTATTGTTTCTGAAAGAGATAGACATTTAATAATGCTTGGAACTGAAACCACAATATCAACAACTTCAACACAAGATAAAATGTTTATTAGGTTTTCAGATCAAGAAGATATATCTGATTATGCACCAACATCAATTAATACTGCTGGAACTTTTAGAATAGATTCCGGTGTTAAAATTGTAGGAGCTGCAAAAGCAAAAGATTATATTTTAATTTTAACAGATACTTCTGCGTATGTAATGCAGTTTGTAGGTCCTCCTTTTACTTTTTCAATTAGACAAGTAGGATCAAATTGTGGATTAATTGGACAGCATGCTATTAAATATGTAAATGGTATGGTGTGGTGGATGGGCCAAGCCGGTGGCTTTTTTGTTTATGATGGTACAGTAAAATCTGTTCCATGTTTAGTTGAAGATTTTGTATTTACTAATAAAGGAGATAACCTTGGTATAAATTATTCTGCTGGTGAACAAGTATATGCAGGTCTAAATCATTTATATGATGAAATAAATTGGTTTTATCCAAAAGATGGATCTTCATTAATTGATAGAGTAGTAACTTATAATTATACAGAAAATATTTGGACAACAGGATCTATGTCTCGAACTTCGTGGGCCGATGCAACACTATTCGATAGTCCTTATGCAACTGAATTTAATTCAACAGCTACTCCAGGTT